ATTATCTACAGTGGAAAATACTATCACATTAGAGTATATAAGAGTAGCAGACTTATGCTGGAGTATAGAGAATGAGTAATGTGAAATGTCCTAAGACCTTACAGCAAAAGATAGAAGAAGTTTGGAATCAAGTAATGAATTACACTCCTACTGAAGGAGACTATATAATGTATGCAGGTGATTATATAGATTTACATATAAATACCAAGGCCATTATAGACTTCCTAAAACAGGTAAGTGGAGATTAGAAGAGAAAGCTAATGGGTAGCAGAAAATGAAAACTCTTGATGATATATTAGATACTCAGTTATGGGCAGGTATACCAGAAAATACTGGAGCTGATTATGAAGCAGATATAGATACTGTTTCTATAGCAGAGTTTACTGGTATTGATCCGCGCCTTAAACTCTTATCTCACTCTTCTAGAAACTTAATCCACACTTGTCCTAGAAAGTATCAGTTATATAGGCTAAATAGTATAGATACTGAGCAGCAAGATATTAACAGTGATATTACTCTTGCCTATGGTACAGTAGTAGGTATTGGAGTACAGTCTATACTAGAAGGTAAAACAGAAGTACAAACTATTATGGATATGTTCTTAGCTTGGGATATAGAACTGGATGCAGCTAATCCTAAGCAGAAGAAATCATTCTCTGAAGCTATATTTGCAGTACAGAGATTTATAGTTATGATGGAGAATGGATACTTATCTGACTATGAACTAGTATACATAGGAATGACTCCAGACAGTACTATTTCTGCTATAGAACTTTCATTTAAAATAAATCTACCAGATGATTTCTCTTATCGTGGCTATGTAGATGCAGTATTGAAACATAAAACTACTGGTGAGGTATTAGTATTAGAGTGTAAGACTACGCGCAACAAGCCTAACTCAGCAGTCTATAAGAACAGTGGACAGGCATTAGGTTATAGCGTAGTACTTGATAAGCTCTTTCCAGGACTATCTTCTTATACTGTATTATATCTAGTATACTCCACATCTGAAAGAGACTATACAGAATTCTTCTTTGAGAAGTCTCTACTTCAGAGAGCACTGTGGTTACAGGAGCTTATTGTAGAAAAGTTGAAGATAGAATTGTATGAAGAGTACGGTACTTATCCTATGCATGGTGAGAATTGTTTCAACTTTTTTCGTGAATGTGAGTATCTATCACTATGTACACTAAGCACTGATAAACTTACTAAACCACTTACAGCTAAAGAGTATACTAAAATGCAGGAAGAGAACTATATGTTTACTGTAGATTTCTTTGAGCTGGTAGAATCTCAGATAGCTAAAGGAGAGATGTAAAAGTTATGAGCACTACTCCGCGATTTATAATCCTAGAAGGTAATCCAAGCGCTGTAAGGGACGCTATCTCTGGAATTAATTTCCATCTTCACTCTAATGAAGAAGCTATAGCCCTTCACTCACTGCTAGTAAACCTTACTTATGATACTTCAGGAACTAATCATACAGTTCTATTAGCTAGACTGCTTGAAGAGAATGGTAGTCTAATGGATGAAGTTACTAGATTAGAAAATGAGTTAGATAAGATAGATGCAGAACAGTATATTGATATTAAAAATCAAGAGAAAGGAGAATAAATAATGGCTATGTGTGGAAGTATTGGACAAGATAGAGTTATTGTAGTAGAAGCTTCATATGATTCTGAATTTCAACAGAACTGTAGTTATCTGTATGAGCAAGGTTATCACATAGAAAAGTGTTTTATAGACTCTAACTTTTATAAAGCTATATTAATTAAAAACGAGTATGAGGAAGAACCTAAATGAAACTATCACAAACACAATCTACCCGCACACACAGAGTATTAGTATTCGGCGCACCTAAAACTGGGAAGTCTGAATTAGCAGGTAAACTAGCAGAGCACTTCAATCTTATATGGGTTGATATGGAAAACGGCCATGAAGTTTTATATAAACTACCTACAGCATGGCAAGAAAGAATAGAGCTTATTAAACTTCCTGATACTAGAGACTTTCCTATAGCTATTGAAACATGCCTTAAGATTGTAAGAGGTCCAGTAGATATATGTGAGCAGCATGGTAAAGTAGGTTGTATGATCTGTAAGAAAAACAGTGCAGAGTTTACTCACTTAGATATATCCTCTCTTACTTCTAATGATATATTAGTTTTCGATTCACTAACTCAATTATCTAACAGTGCTATAGCTCATATTACTAAAAGTGAACCTGATGATTATAAGTTAAACTATGATGATTGGGGAAACTTAGGAAAGTTATTAGATATATTCTTATCTTCTCTACAACAAGCTCACTATAATGTAATTGTAATCTCTCATGAGATAGAAGCTGAAACAGAAGGTAAGAAGAAAACTCTTGTTCCAGTTGGAGGTACTAGAAACTTCTCCCGTAATATAGCTAAGTACTTTGATGATGTAGTTTACTGTGAGAAGAAGAATAAGAAACATGTATTTGCAAGTTCCACTACTTATGCTACTAACATTCTTACAGGTTCTCGTAGTGATGTAGTAATGGAAAGTTTAGAAGTACCTACATTACTTTCTATATTTAAACCAGATGTTATAACTAGCGCCCCCGCAGCTAGCACTAGCACTAAAACTAACACTAAATCTACAAGCTCTAAAGGAGGTGAATCCACTAAAGATATACTAGCAAGACTTAAAGCTAATAAAGCTTAATCCATATATACATACATATATACATTCACAAATCAATCTATCCATATAGGAGATATATCCATGTCAGAAGCTAATATTGATGATCTGTTAGACGCAACTCTTGATGACTTAGAAGATTTGCCAGCGTTTGAACCTTTCTCCCCAGGAGCACATAAAGTAAGTGTAACTCTGGAACTGAAAGAAGTAAATAGTAAACCTTGTGTAGAACTTTCAATGAAAGCTATCGAAACACTGGAACTGGCAGACTCTGCTAAAGATCAACCGCTTAAAGCAGGTGACGTTACTAGTGTACTTTATGATCTTACTAACCAGTTTGGCCAAGGTGCATGGAAAGCTGTAGCTAAACCTCTTGCAGAAGCGTTAGGTACAAGTACGACACGGGAACTTATTGAGCAGTGTAAAGAAGTAGAGTGTGTTGTTCTTACTTCATTACGTAAAGATAAGAATGATCCTGATCGTAAGTACACTAATATTAAACAGTTGCAAGTAGTATAAGTAGGCTCTCCACCGGAGCATAAGATAATAATAAGAAACCTGGCACCAGAGTATATGTTTCTAAGCCTGTGTACTCTGGTGCTTTTTAATACTATAGAGGAATAAAAGTAAGGTATGAATCTACAAGATCATATAGCTAAACTTCGTGCAGCAGAAGCTAGTAAACCAGCTAAAGCAGATAGTTCTATGATATTCTGGGGCACATTTGCTGATAAAGAATACCTCACATACCTAAAACCATTAGTAGGTAGATACACTGTATTCTTAAGATTAGATAAAGTAACTACTATTTCTCAAGTAGTATTACATTGCAGTGAGAAAAAAGTAAATAAGATAGTTAGTACCTCTATACCATTACTAGAGAAACTCTTAAACTGGGACAAACGTAAAGCACCTAGCTTAGCTGATTATGCTGGCAGCTGGTTTAAGATACCTGGAAGTGATATAGAAGTAATATTTATCTCCCCGCTGAAACAGTTAGTCACAATTCCTTATGCAAAGTTCTTAGTTAAAAGGTTTATAAGTAAGTTCACTGAGTCGGAGAAGTGGTATAAACCTACGGAATTTTCTTGGAATCTTTTAACTCCAGAAATAGAAGGTCAAGAATTTGCAAATTTCTGTGATTGTTTCTTAATTTCAGTAGATATAGAAACCTTTAAAGAAAACGCAGCTATTAGATGTATAAGCTATACAGGCTTTTACTATGATCCTGTAGAGTCTGGAGTTATATGCTCTGGCAGTGTAGTCCTCCCACTAGACTCCGAATACAATCTAGCAGTAATGCGTAAGTGGAACTGGGAACTAAAAGCTCCTAAAGTATTACAGAAAGGTAAGTATGATATAGCCTACTTATCTCGTTACTCTGCGCCTATATATAACTATCTATATGATACAGCTTATATGTTCCACTCTTGGTACAGTGAGTTACCTAAAGACTTAGGATTCCTTAATAGCTTTTTCATACGTGAAGCATTTTACTGGAAAGATTTAGCAGAGACTAATGACTTAGAAGAGTATTATAAATACAATGCTTTAGATACTTGGGGTACTGGTAACGCTTTCCTAGCTATGATACTAGAATTACCAGACTGGGCAATACAGAATTATCTCCTAGAATTTCCACTAATCTTTCCTTGCCATATGTCAGAAATGATAGGTATAGAAAGAGATATGGAAGCATTAGCTGTAGCAAGAAAGAAACAGGAAGAGAAAGTAGCTACACTATCAGCATCACTTGATAAGATATTAGGAGTAAGAGGATTCAATGTAATGTCTCCTCCTCAGATGAAAGCACTATTAAAAATTATTGGATGTGCTGATCTTAAATCTGCCGATGAAAAGAATCTTAAACGTGCTAGATTTCGGCACCCATTAAATGCGAGAATTATTAAACTAGTATTAGATATAAGAGAAGCTAGAACATTAGTATCCAGGTATCTTCAGATAGGGGAAAAAGCTAAAGAATTTCATAGACTCTCAGGAGAAGGTAATAGAATATTATACTCACTTAATCCTGAAGGTACAGATAGCAGTAGATTAGCAAGCAAAGAACATCACTTTTGGTGTGGTATAAATGTGCAACAACAGCCTCGTGGACCTGAAGTTAAATGTACTTATAAAGCTGATCCAGGATTTTATATTGCTGAAGTAGACTTAGAACAAGCAGAGTCAAGAGACACAGCTTATATAGCTGGAGAAGAAGCATTAATAGATGCAGTTACTAATAGCCCAGACTTTCACTCTGCTAATGCTAGTGCATTTTTTGGTATTCCGTTTGAGAAGTTATATGACACTGTTAAAAAGGTAAGATTAAATAAGCCGCTCATTGATATAGCTAAAAGAGTTAATCATGGAGCTAACTACAATATGGGAGAGAATGTATTAGTAGAAACTATGGGAGAAGAGAAGATAGCTGAAGCACGGAAACTTTTAGGTTTAAGTAAATGGTGGAGCTATAAACAAGTAGCTGCATGGCTATTAGAAAGATTTC